AGGACCACAAGGCGCACAGGGTGTACAAGGACCACAAGGGGTTCAAGGTCCTAGGGGACCACAGGGACCGCAAGGAGTCCAGGGTCCACAAGGACCACAAGGAGTACAAGGACCGCAAGGACCACAGGGTGTACAGGGACCACAAGGACCTCAGGGAGTACAAGGACCACAGGGACCACAAGGACCAGAAGGACCACAGGGACCACAAGGAGTACAAGGACCACAAGGAGTGCAAGGGCCACAGGGACCACAGGGACCACAAGGAGTACAAGGGCCACAGGGACCACAAGGAGTACAAGGACCGCAGGGACCACAAGGAGTACAAGGACCACAAGGAGTACAAGGACCACAAGGAGTACAAGGACCGCAGGGACCACAAGGAGTGCAGGGACCACAAGGAGTGCAAGGGCCACAGGGACCACAAGGTGTAACTGGGCCACAAGGCCCACAAGGAGTACAAGGGCCACAGGGACCACAGGGCGTACAAGGACCACAAGGAGTACAGGGTGTACAAGGGCCACAGGGAGTACAGGGGCCACAAGGACCAATTGGAGCTACTGGTCCTAGCACTGCACTAAATGCCACTGCAGTAACTACTGGTACTTTTTATCCGGTTTTTGTAGGAGCAGCAGGATCGAATCAAACTCCTAATGTTAGAACAGCAAGTACAGCATTTACATTTGATGCTGCAACAAACAATATAGGGGCTAACGCATTAATTGGTCCAAATGCAAATGTAACAATTGCGGCAGGATCTAGTACTACAACCTTTGACAATTTAGGTATTGCTACATTTCCTGGAAATATATCTAAGTCAACTTCAAATAGTGTTAGTAATATCGGAACAGTATCTAATTGGTGGAATACGGTTTTCGCTCAAACATTGTACACTGGTAATTTAAGCACAGGTGCAAGTGGTACTGCAGGTGTTATTACAGGCACTTGGACATTGGGATCTGGATCAAAATTTAATGCCACGTATGCTGACCTGGCTGAAAAATATGTATCAGATTATTCATATGATCCGGGCACTGTATTAGTATTTGGTGGACCCTACGAGGTCACAATGGCAAATAATGATATGAGTACAAAGGTTGCAGGTGTTGTAAGTACTAATCCAGCATTTATTTTAAATCATGAACAACAAGCGGAATATGTAATTGATTTAGCTTTAGTTGGTAAAGTACCAACTAAAGTAATAGGACCAATAGCGAAAGGTGATATGTTAGTTAGCACTTTAAATGGTTATGCAAGATCAGAATCTAATCCAGTAATAGGAAGTGTACTAGGTAAAGCCTTGGAAGATTTTAATTCTAATAGTTTTGGATTAATTCAGGTAGTAATTGGAAAATTATAATGGTAATGTTACAGGGTTGTAATATAAAAGGAGCAAATTTAGTAGGTTCATTTGTAAAACAAAGTGGAAATGCAGCACCTAGATTAGGAGCAACTGCAACAACTTCTTTTCCGGCCACGTGGACTGAACTTGTAAATACCTCTCAAAGTAATGGACTTAGTCAAATTACAAATTACGCAACGTTAGTGCTTAACGGTGTAAGTGCCGATTATTATTACTCAAGTTCACCGGGTTATATTACTTTAGGGAGTGGTTCTCAAGTTAATTCAAATTTATCTGCATCGAACCCCGGGTATAATAAATTTATGATTGGACCTGGCGCCTACAGTTGGCAACATGCTGGTTTTTTTGTTCAGGGTACGTATCCTGGAAATATTTATACTTGGAATACTTTCAGATATGAAGGTACAAATGCATTAAGTGGCACCCTTGGTTCTTCAAACATTATATGGGAAGCAACATTTGTATCATCAAAACGGTATAGTACAAAATTTTCTGTTCTTGAGCTAAGAGTGGGAAATGCTGCAAATGCCGGAAGCACTCTTTTTGGAGTTTATAATACAAGTTCGGCTTATGCCACTGCCACCCTTACTGCAAATACTAGTTATGTATTTGAAGCAACAAATGCCGATGGAACTGCATGGACTATATATTCAGGATATTATATAGATATTTAAATTTTGATTGAATTGTTTATTCTAATTTCTATTTTGTTATTAAATTAGTTGCTAAATATCTTACAAATATTATCTTCAATTATCTATGTCATTAACTACTTTACATATATTATCCAATCCTTACGGTATCACTAGTCCACTATACAGAATGGAGCCATTTAGTCAAGCTGTTTTAAAATTTGTTAATAATATGCAAGGTCGAAGTTGGAATCTTATTCATTACGGTCATGAATCTAGCCAAGTAAGCTGTGAACATGTCACAGTAGTAACTAATAAAGAAAATCCTCCGCCAGAAGAAAGTAATAATATTCTGCATAAACCTGAAATATTATCTTTCGTTAATAAAAGAATCAGGGACGAAATTGGCTCAAGAAAAAAACCTGGCGATATAATTCTTTGTTTTTATGGTTTTGCAAATAAAGATGCCACAGAGGGCCATAGTGATTGTATCATAACTGAACCTAGTATTGGTTATTGGCCCGACGGAGTATTTGCTCCATACAGAGCATTTGTCAGCTATGCACATATGCACTACTATTATGGTTTACATAAGATGTTACTAAAGCCAAGTTGGTGGGATACTGTAATACCAAACGCAATGACTCCAAGTGAATTTATTTTTGATAATCAAAAAGAGGACTATGTCGTTTATTTAGGTAGAATTAATCCAGATAAAGGGGTTGATATTTGTATACAGGCAACTAAAGCAGCAGGAAAACGATTAATTGTTGCAGGCCCTGGAAGTTTAAAAAATCTTGGTTACAATGAAACACCTAGCCATGTTGAACATATAGGATACGTCAATGCCGAACAACGGGCTAAACTACTAAGTAAAGCAAGTTGTTTGATGGCTCCAACACATTATTTAGAACCATTTGGTAATATTGTGGCAGAAGCTCAAATGTGTGGCACACCTGTAATTACTTGTGATTGGGGTGGATTTGTTGACAATGTATGGCATGGTTTCACTGGGTATCGATGTAAAGATTTTAATGATTTTGTAACTGCATTAGACAATATTAAAAATATAGACCCTGTAATTTGTAAAAAGTTTGCGATGGAAAACTTTAGTGATGATGTAGTGCATAACAAATTTGATAAATGGTTTAAAAAATTAAAAACAATGAATTGGTATGCACGATGAAAAAAGCGTTTATCGTTACTAGTTTAATTGATATTACCAATGGAAAACCTTTGTCCTATAGTAAAACAAGAACCTTTTTTTCACCTATAGAACGGTTTCATCAAACTGTTTATACTATTACTGCTATTGATATTTTTGATAAAGCCAATTGTGATGTTTTTCTAATAGATGCTTCAGACAATTATGAACAATATAGATCTTTATTAAGTTTTCAAGATAATTTAAAATTTATAAGCATTAAAGAAGAATTTCCCGAACACTTTGAAACTATTAGGACTTATCCTAATAAAACTCATGGTGAATGTTTAATGCTCTGTAGTTTTTTAGAAAAGTATAAACAGGTATTGGCAAATTATGATTATACTGTTAAACTAAGTGGCAGATATTATTTCGATTCTTCAGTAAAAAAAGATATTTTTAATGATTTAAATCGAGATAAAATATTTTTTAAAAAACCATTACAATTTACTTGGCAAGATTCTTGGAATTATAATGATATAGATTTACGATACAAAACGGGAGATAACTTAATAAGACAATATTGTTCTGTTATGTATGGATGGGGTAAAAGCCAATTTGATAAAATATATAATCTTCATCACAAAATTCTAACTAAAACTGGAGATAAAAATAATTGGCATTACGATATAGAAAGTCTTATGTATTTTTATAGTAGAGAATTAGAACAAGATATCTTAGAAACAGATTGGATGGTTTTAGGATGTAATGGGGTATCAGGATTATTAATGAGATATTAAGGAAAAGATATGTTAGTCAATTTACTTATTGTGGACAATTTTTATTCAAATCCCGAAGGGGTTAGGAATTTTGCATTAAGCCAAGAATTTGGTCAAAGAGGTAACTATCCTGGTTTGCGTACTAAAAGTTTTATAAATGATAGTACAAAAGCATCAATTGAAGGTTTAGTTATGGGCTCTTCTGGAAAAGTGGTTAATTGGTTTGAGGAAGATGGATTAACCGGTAGCTTTCAACTTGCTACATCCTCAGATAGAAGTTGGATTCATTCGGACTACTATAATACATGGGCAGGAGTTTGCTACTTAACTCCAGATGCACCATTGAGTGCTGGTACAGGGCTATTTCAATATAAAAAAAATAAAGCTAGAATAGAATCTGATATAGGCGAACCCTATGACGGATTAGATATGACATTATGGGACATGACGGATTATGTTGCTAATCGATTTAATAGACTAATATTGTATCGGAGTAATCAGTTTCACACCAGTATAGACTATTTTGGAAAAGATCTTAATACAGGAAGATTATTTCAAGTATTCTTTTTTAGCACTGAGCGTTAATCTTTAACTGATTCTAGAATTTTTAAATTCTGTCTTTTCAATTGATTGTTGATAGTAGTAGACAAACCTGGATGGGTGGGTTTAGGAATATCTTCTAAATTCACCCAACAATAACCTTTATGTTCATTGTTAAGTTCTGGCACAAATTCATATTCAACTTTAACTAAAAATGTATGATAGCTAAATTCGCCGCTATTACTTATAAACTTATCTATGTTTATAAATTTAGCATCTTTTATTTCTCCGCCTAGTTCTTCTCTTATCTCTCTTTTTAGACCTTGAATAACAGTTTCTTTTTGATTTATTTTACCGCCTACTATACCCCATGTGTTGTTGTAACGTCCATTTTTTCTTAGTAAGAATAGATAGCGTTTAGTTCCTGTACAGTAGATCAATGCACCACAACTAATTATAGAACTAGATCCCATTTACCTGCCTCATAATATCCTTCATAACTCTTTTGCCAATTTTTTCCATCCCAACGATATTGGATATTAGATGTCATATTAGTAACATATTGTTCATTTGAAACTAAACTACTAGCAAATGCCACAAACCAGTGCTGACCATTAAATTGTATAATATCATTTGCTTTTGCTACCAATGGGGTATTGTCAATACCAGTCCAATTGTAAATAGGTTGTTCTTCTATAGGACTGGAATAATCTCCTACCAACAAATATCTTGTCCCATTTACCAATGATTGTAAATGTCTGTCTGGTCTCTCTTTTAAAGGATTTATAATAGCATTTACAGGCGGTAATGTATTGCTAGGCAATGTGTCTACATCTACATTCCATATTAAAGCACTATCATCTTGCGGATTATATGCTATTGTCCCAACTACTTCATTACCATTATTCATTTCGAATTTAATTTGACTTAAACCAGGTCTTAGATTACCGTAAACATTTATTAGATTACGCCATGGTTCTGCTCTACCGGATTTGTCTGTTACAACTTGATTAAAGTTTAATACATCACCTACAGATAAATTCCAACTTTTATTGGTTGTAACAACATCTCCGTTAACTGATAATACTTTTACAATACGTTGACTTATGTTTTCTTTGTAATTATAAAATACACTTGTCACTGTTGTGCTACTATTTGCTGTTAATTGCAAACTATTATTACTGGTAATTGAAGCTACATTGCCAATAAAAATGTTATTACTGTTTATACCCGCTGAATACAAACTATATCCTGGTTCTAATGATTCCAGGAAATCAGTACTAACTCCCGTGACTACATTACTAGTAATATTAGCTGTAATATAACCAGGTCCAGTTACCCTTACATGACTTATACGCATATTAGCAGTAATACGGGAAGTGTCTGATAGTACAATTTTAGTATTTGAACTTGCGTTAGAAGTTACAGTTTGAATAATGTTTTCGCCTATAGTATCAGTAACTGAATCATCATATCTAACTAAAGTTACTTGATTACCCAATAGAATAGTGCCGTATTGTAAAGGAGTAAACGTCTGTCTTGACATTAGATTAGCATCATCATAGATAGCATCATCTATGTTACCGTTTGCGTCATATAAATTAGTAATAATTTTTTGAATGACACCCAATTTTTTAATAAGTGCAGGGCTGTTAATATAAATTGGTATTTCAAATGTAAGACTAGCGATATCTATTGGCGTTTCAGTTCCAACTGGTACTACTCGTGAACTCCAGGATACATCAGTTAATAGCACATAAGTTAAACTACTCCAATCTATATAGTTGTCTGTATTCTGAATTTCTAATGCAGGGTTAAATAGGGTACAAAGTTGTTCTAGTAACTGTAATTTTTGCTCTGTATTACTTGTCCATATATCTAATTTTAAAGTCAATTTATAAGGGACAGGCATTAATCTTTCAACATTAAATGTATCGCCTTCAGTAGTGCTGTATTTGCCTGTTTCTGGATTGTAGTATCTTTCTCTTAGGGACAATTTACCCACGTAAGTTGGGCTTTGTACACGCTGTCTATCGTATGTAAGTCCTGTAATATATACTGCCATTGCAGGTACACTGTTAAGATAGTTTTCGCTATTTTGTTTTAGAATAGCTGCAGTCTGTCTACTACTATCACCATATATTACAGGTACTCTTTGTAGTGCAGTTATCCCATCTCTGTCTCTACCAAATTCAACTTGAAAGTTACTTACCATTCGGATAAATTGAATAATATAACGACGAATCTGAGATGAATAAAAAAACTGTTGCATACTTTAGATCTCTTTAAGATATTTATCGAGTAAAAACTTATCTCTAGTTATCTGCTTTAGGTGTTAATGCAGTATTAAGTGCTTGCCTACTTGGGAATGTTTGACCTTCCATTGTAGTATAGGTACTATTATCATTAATAAAGATACTACGTTGAGTTTTATTATTTGGTCCTGGAGTAAGATCTGTTCTAACTGCATCCTCAATTTTAGTCCAACGAATTCCGTCATATCTAAATAATCGATTAGGTACAAAGTCTGTACGTAAAAAGTAATTACCAATATTTGGATTAGAA